GGGCTGTCCTAGACATGATGAAAGGTTGGGAAATAATGAAAGCCGTAACCGAAGGAACAGACTACCTCCGAACAAACAGCGAAACATTCCTACCGCTAGAGCCAAGAGAAGATTACGATGCTTACCTAGCTAGAGTAAATCGTGCTGTATTTTCCCCATTTACCCAACGATTAATCCGAGCAGCCACAGGTCTTGTATTAAGAAAACCAATAACACTTATAGGAGATCCTTACTGGACAGAAATGTTCAAAATGGATGTAGATGGAAGAAAGTCAGATTTAGATGAATACGCTAGAAGATTACTAATGTGTTCTCTTACTTATGGTCAAAGTCACATTCTTGTAGATTATCCTGCACCTGGAGGGGCTGTCAGTTTAGCGGAAGAGCGTCAACAGAACCGCAGACCTTACTGGATTGAAGTAGATCCAAACAATCTTTATGGCTGGAGACTAGATCGTGAATCTAATTACGGAAACTTGATACAGGTGAGAATAGGAGAAAAGGCTGTACTTCCAGATGGACAGTTCGGGGAAAAGGTATTCGACCAAGTAAGAGTAATCGAACCAGGAAGTTACAGAGTATTCCGCAAAAAAGAGCAAATAGAGGAAATGTATGACGTTGCAGATGGGGATTATGCTGGTAGTTTTGAAGCTGGATCAGCAGATAAAGATTACCAACAAGTTGAATCTGGTAGTTTTTCTCTTGGCGAAATACCTTTAGTTACTATTTATTCTGGAAAAACCGATAATTTAGTTAGCAAACCACCTTTACAGGACATTGCATACCTAAACTTGGCTCATTTCCAAAGACAGGCTGACTTAATTCATAGTTTGCACGTTGCATCTCAACCAATGCTTGTTATGGAAGGTTATGACGATCAAACCAAAGACCTTGCTATCAGTGTAAACTATGCAATGGCAACTCAACCAGGCAACAAAGTTTACTATGTAGAGCCAGCTTCCAGTGCTTTTGATGCTCAATCCGCAGAAATAAAAGAGCTACAAATGCAAATGGCAACACTTGGAATCAGTACATTATCACAACAGAAATTTGTTGCCGAATCAGCAGATGCCCGTAGGCTAGATCGTGTAGATACCAACTCCATGCTCGCAATGGTATCTATGGAACTTGAACAAAAACTTCAAAAAGCCTTCAATTTATCAGCCGATTATGTTGGAATCGAACCACCAGAAGTAAAAATAAGTAGAGACTTTGACATCGAAAGATTAATCGGTCAGGATATTACAGCCTTAACATCCCTATTCGATCAACAAGTCATTGATAGAGAGGAATTTAGAGACATTTTAGTGCAGGGAGAAGTATTACCATCAGCAAATGAGGCCAAATCTGAATAGTCTGATACAATAGTAGATAAGTACATAAAAACTATGGCTGGATCTATTGATAAAGTTCTGCAATCTGACGGAACTTATAAATGGGAAGTAGTAGAGCCTAAATCTGAAGCACAAAAAGTTGCTGAAGCCTCCCCTGCTCCCGAACCAAAAGAAACCAAGAAAAAGATCTCAAAAAAGAAAACAACTAACCCTCTCTCCGAATAATTAATGGCAATCGAAGAAAAAGTCATTCAGCCTGATTCCGTGAATCCTCCTGAACAGCCCGTGGCTGACACTCCTTCACAACCACAAGCACCAAATTTAGATTCTGTAAAAGCAGAATACGAGGCAAAATTAGCTGCTGCCCGTAAAGAAGCTGCTGAAGCAGAAGAAAAATTTAAGGGCATCAAGGGTAAATTAGATGATGTCTACAAACAGAAAGAGGAAAAACGAACCAAAGACCTAGAAGAACAGGGTCAATGGAAAACCCTTTGGGAAGAAGCTAATAAAACGGCACAGGAAAAAGATCAACAAATATCTAGCTTGTCTCAACAGCTTGAAGAGATGAAAAATTCTCACGAAGTAGCCTCCACAAAAACAACAGCACTTGCAGCTATCAGTAATTTAGGTGCGATAAATGCGGAACAGACTTTGGCATTGTTACAGGGAAAGTTACAAAAGAACGCTGAAGGTAAAGTTGTTGTTTTAAATGGTGGAGTTGAGCAAGATTTAAACACTTATCTCAGCAGTCTCAAAAACCCTGGCAGTGGTTGGGAGCATCATTTCAAGCCAAGTTCAGCAGCAGGAATGGGTGCTAGACCTAGCCCCGTAGCAAATGCTGGTGGTGGACC